AACGGCAAGGACAAAACCAAGTCGCTGGTGCAGTACAACATCAGTGCGTCATTTCCATTTTGATTTGACAAAATTTCACATAGGTTAAAGTGCTGAATTTCAGCATATATATCGAAAATTTTGACTAACTTTACAGAAAAATATGGGACATTTCGTACTGAAAACTAAAAACGGATATGACTTCCTTGAGTGTGCCAGTGCATTGCAGAAGAGCATTCGCCGAAACGATGTGGTGGTGGCGGCATTCTTCGGGGTGGAACTTTGGCAGTCAGGCTACGGCAACTATGCGTGGAAACGACTTTACACCATCAGCGCCGAGGACTGCTGGGGGCTCATCACCCACGAGATTGACGCGCTGCACAACGGCTATGAGTTGGTGAACAAAGGGAGCAAAGAGCCGAAAGGCCGCATCTTCATCGGCAAGGCGATAATCCTGCTTTGCGAGTGCTATAAGAGCCGCGACGCCGACCACCTCAACAACCTTGCGGTGGACCAACTCGCGCTCACCGACCCGCAGATCATCGCCGCCCTGGACGATGCGCGCCGTCAACCGTTGGAGGTGCCGGAATACACCTTCGACATCCACACCAAGAAAGGCCGCAAGATGGGCAAGACGAAAGCCGAGTTCTTCCACGAGGAACACGAAGCCCTGCAACCGAGGCTTCCCGGGCTGTTCGACAATCTTGTGCCTTGACGTATCACCCTTAGACGGCAGCACTACCTGCGACATTGAGAGCAATAGTTACCGGCAGCGAGGGCTTCATCGGTAAAGTCCTCTGCCGCCGACTGGCACCGCACTTCGAGGTCGTCCGCATCGACACGAAGATTGGCGGTGACGCCGCACGCATCGAGCCCCTGTTGGCCGACGGCGGCATTGACGTGGTATTTCATCTTGCCGCCGAGACGAGCGTGTTCAACGACCGCCTCGACGACATCGAGCGAGAGAACGTGCACGCGTTCATGGTGGTGGCCACCGCTTGCCGCCGCTACGGGGTGAAACTGGTCTATGCGTCCAGCAGCACCGCCAACGCCTGCAACACGACCTCGATGTACGGCATGACGAAGTATTTTGACGAGCAGTTCGCGAAAGCCTACTGCCCGAGAGCAACCGGCGTTCGTCTTCACAACGTGTATGGTCCCGAACCACGAGAGGGAACTCTGCTGTACAACTTGCTTACCCGAGAGACCTGCACGATTTACAACGGCGGACGCAACGTGCGCCACTTCACCTACATCGGTGACGCGGTAGAGGCGTTGATCTACGCTTTTGCCTGCAACCGGCAACTGGTGAATGCGGTGAACCCTGTGGGCAACACGGTGCGTGAGTTTTGCGACGAGGTGGCCAAGTACAAGCCCCTCAACCTTGACTACACGGACGAGTTGCGGCCCCTCGACAATTTCGAGCAATCGGTAAACGAGACGATTTTCACCGTACCTTTGCCGTACCGAAACATCGAGCAAGGCTTGTCACAGGTGTTTTCGGAACCATCTCAGCCGAGATGAAATAGATGTTTGACGCCGACCGCCGGTGTCTGCGTTCCATCGTGGAGCCGGCGGTCTTTTTTGAGAGATTATGAACTACACAGGAATAACGCCAGCCGGGAGCAAGGTCACAGGCCGCCTCGAGGTCGAGGACGGCATTTCCTACATCGTGCAGGTTGATGCCGACGGTTACGAAACGTGGTACATGGTTCACACCGGCAGCGTGAGAAAGGAGGAGGGCAATGGCGAATAAAAGTCCTAAGCAGAGCAAGCAGTTCCGCGACAATCAAGGGCGATTTGCACGGCGAACAACGGACGAACAACGGATAACAGCTCAACAAGGTGGCATCGCGTCAGGTGTGGCGAGAGCCGAGAAACGCACCATGAAGGAAACCCTTGTTTCGCTCCTCGACGTGCAGCTGGAGCCCGACAAGGTGCGGCAGCGTATAATCAACCTCGGCTATCCAGCGGAGATTGCCGAGAATGTGACCCCACGGCTGATGATTGCCCTCGGCTTCATCAACCGCTGCATGGGCAAGGCCGACCCAAATGCCATCAAGTTGATGCTTGAGGTCATTGGAGAGTATGTGGAGACAATCCGCCACGAGTTGCCGCAAGAAAAAGGCGACCTATTGCTCGCACCAAAGAAAGACTGATGCGCATTGACCGTGAATTGTTCTCGCCGAACGCTTTTTGGCTATGGAAGTACACACTCGATCCGAGCGTGCGCTTCATCGTGCTTTATGGTGGTTCATCCTCCGGCAAGTCGTTCTCGGTGGCTCAGTTCTTCGCCATCCTCGCCTACTACGAGGAGTGCAGCATGCTTGTCATGCGTAAGGTTGGCGCAAGCATTGAGAAAACAATTTATGCCGACTTCAAAGCAGCCATCAATGGCATAGATGGATTGGCGGAGTGCTGCCGCTTCAAGCAGAACAGCATCGTGTTCAACAACGGTGGCAAGATTGATTTCAGCGGTCTTGACGATCCCGAGAAAATCAAGGGTATCAGCCAGTACAAGCGAGTATTCCTTGACGAGTTAAGCGAGTACGATGAAACCGACTTCAAGCAAATCCGCCTGCGTCTGCGTGGTCAGGAGGGGCAGCAGATTGTTGCAGCCTTCAACCCTATCAGCGAGGAGCACTGGATCAAGAAAAGATGGTTCGATAGGGAGGAATGGCACGAAATTCCCATGTCGCTGACCGTTGGAGGTGAGATGCTGCCGCCTGAACTGTGTGCCGTGAAGTCTGTGCGCATGAACAGCGAGAAACTAATCCTCAACCCCAACACCGGCGAGTACGACCGCCATGCGCCCGACACAATCGTTATCCAGTCCACCTACCTCAACAACTTTTGGGTGGTGGGTTCGCCCGATGGGAAGTACGGCTACTACGACTATCAGGCGATAGCCAACTTCGAGAACGACCGCATCAACGACCCCGACTACTACCAGGTCTATGCACTTGGCGAATGGGGCCACATCCGCACAGGAGCGGAGTTCTTCCCCTCGTTCAACCGTGGTGAGGTGTGCGGCAAGTTTCCATTCAACCCCGACCTGCCCATACACATCAGCATGGACTCCAACGTGCTGCCGTATGTCACCGCCACGTTCTTCCAAAAAGAGTATAAGCCCGACGATGTTCAGCAAGTTACGCAGTTTGATGAGCTGCCGATAGAGAGTCCGAACAACTCGGCACGCAAGGCCGCGAAAGTCATTGCCGCCAAACTCCGTGAGTACCACTACGGCGGCAATGTCTATCTGCATGGCGACGCGTCAGGCAAGGCGGCGAACACCATTGACGAGAACAACCGCTCGTTCTTCGACCTCGTCATTGACGAACTGGAGCATGAGGGCTTTGTGGTGGAGGACTGCATCGGCAACAAGAACCCTGCCGTGGCAACTACTGGCGAGTTCATCAATGCCGTGTGGGATGGTCGTGTGCCGGGTGTGGCTATCCGCATAGACAGCGACTGCACCACGTCTATTGACGACTACCAGGCTGTGCAGAAGGACGAGAACGGCGCAATCGCCAAGCAGAAAGTGACGAACCCTATAACGAAACAGAAATACGAACCACATGCACATATTTCAGATTGTTTACGCTATGTGTGCTACGACCTATTAAGAGCCCAGTACACGGAGTTCAGCATGGGGCGCAAGCGGTCAATCTACAGCGAGGGCGAGTTCAAGTTCTTCAACCCTGCCACCGAGTACGACTACGAGCAGGCAATCGTGTATGTGCTGCCGTCCTTCGGTGGCCGTTTCGCTTTGGCACGTCTCGCACGTCTCGCCGACCGCTGGCACCTCACTGACGTTTGCCTGCGCCAGGTCAAGGGCAACGACGAAATGGCGGGGTGGATAAGGTCGTTCACCGCCACGATGTATGTCGTGGAGTGCCAGCAAGCGTACTTCCCGATGGTGCGTGACCTGCGCAAGGACTTGCCGCAGGTGAATGTGCTGCGCCTCGGCAGCGACCACCGCGTGCGCATCTCGGCGATGAGCGACTGGGTACGCGCCCACGTCCACCTCGACCCCGAGAAGATGAGTGAGCCTGAGTATGCCGCGTTCATGGGCGACGTGCTCGACTACAACGAGCAGTCACCGGCAGAGCAGACGGCAGCCTCGGCGGTGCTCTCGGGGTTGGCTCGCATCATCATTCGCGGTGTGTAAGCACGGATGATTTTCAATGAGTTAGCAAAAATTCCCTGCCACCACCGGCGCGCTGGCTATCGTCGGCAAGACCGATTACTACCTGCAAAAGGACGTATAATGCGAGAGTGATTTTTTCTCTGCAATTCCAAAAATTTGCTATAATGGTGTAAATCAACACTTTGCTATTTGCAAAGTAAATCCAAAGGGCGAAAAATCGCCTCGGGTCGCTTTTCAAGAATTTCGGGTTCTGGGAAAGCGGACTTTTTTGTAGGTACTTTTGCCTTGTTCAACACGATAGGCACATGGGATTGCTCAAGACATTAGGTTTCATTACCAAGAGCGCGACCCCGGTAGAGGGCGGGCAAACGGAAAGCGTCAGCGACACCTCCGCACGGCGGTTGCAGTTGATGCGTGAGATTGTCGCCACGCCGTATGTGGCGAACGCCAACTTCATCACGCTGTTCAACACGGTGCCCGAGGTGGCATGGCCGGTGAACTACATCGCCAGCCGTGCGGCAGGGGCGAAGTATGTGTTGAAGAAGTTCAAGGACGATACCGTGGTGTGGAACAACGACACGATTAACCGCCTTCTCGTCAAGCCAAACGCTTTCGAGAGTTGGTATCGCACGTTGTGGAAGCATTTCGCCTACAAGCTCGTCACGGGCAACTCATTCATCAAGGCCGCCATGAGCGACGCGTTCGCCGGCGCCAAGACGCTCTACAAGTGGTGCGACCGCTATGTGACGCTGGAAGAGCCGTATGTGACCATCGAGTACAAACGGCAGATGGGCGACATCTACGGCGTGAGCGACATCGTGGACGTGGTGAAGTGCTACTATCACGACTACGGCACGTTCACTCGCCGTGCCATCGCTCCGCAATGCGTGTTCCGCGACGTGGACGACACCTTCGGGTTCTACAACGGCGACCCGCTGCGTGCCAAGAGCCGGTTGATGTCGGTGCTTAAAGCAATCAGCAACCTCATAGCCGTGTACGAGGCGCGTAACGTCATCTACGTCAAGCGAGGCGGTCTCGGTTGGCTCGTGAGCGAGATGAGCGACGAGATGGGCAGCCGTGCATTGACCTCTGCTGAGAAGAAACAAATCCTCGAGGAGGCCGACAAGATGTATGGCTTGGGCAGCGGCAAGTACCCCTACGGTATCAGCGACGTGAAGATGAATTTCGTCCGCACGAACCTGTCTATCGCCGACCTCCAGCCGTTCGATGAAACGCTTGCCGACGCGGTGATAATCGCCGGCATATACGGCATTCCGCCCGTGTTGATCCCTCGCAAAGACCAGTCAACGTATGCTAACCAGGCGAACGCCGAGAAAGCGGTGTACTCGTCGGTAATCATTCCGCTGGTCCAGCGGTTCTGTCAGGAGTTTACCCATTTCCTCGGTCTTGACCAGGACGGGTTGTACCTCGACGCTGATTTCAGCGATGTGGACTGCCTGCAAACCGGCAAGAAGGAGGAGCAGGAAGTGAACCGCCTGATTAGCGACCGCTGCAAGATTGAGTTCGAGAGCGCGTTGATCACGCTCAACGACTGGCGGGCTCAACAAGGATATGAACGGGTGGAAGACCCACTCTACGACAAACTCGTGAGTGAGATGACGCCCGAAGACATAGAGAGAGTGAAATTATTTACCAACCCCAAACCCCAACAAGAAGATGAAGGAGAAATATCAGCGCCTACTGTACAGGACGAAGGCGAATGATTTGGACGAGGCGAAAGGCATCGTCACGGTTGCCGTCAACGGCATCGGCATTGTTGACTCCCAGAATGACATCTCAATGCCGGGCTCGTTCAACAAGACGCTCAAGGAGAACATAGCACGCATGAAGTGGTTTCTGAACCACGACACGACACAGTTGCTCGGTGTGCCCCTTGAGGGTGAGGAGCGTGACGGGAACCTCGTTATGGTGGGTCAACTCAATCTCGCCAAGCAGATTGGGCGCGACACGCTGGAAGACTACAAACTGTATGCCGCTGCCGGTCGCACGCTGGAGCACTCTATCGGTGTTCAGGCCATCAAGCGCGACCCCGAAGACAAGCGCAAGGTTCTCGAATGGAAGATGTGGGAATACTCGACGCTGACCTCTTGGGGCAGCAACCCGCAGACGTTCCTCGTAGGTATTAAGCAGGACGATCCGGCCACAGTTCGGGCAAACATCGAGTTCATCCGTCGCGCTTTGCAGATGCGTTACACGGACGAACGCTTAAAACAATACGAGATGAGACTTGACATGCTAACAAAAGCGCTTGAGGGCGCAGTCGTTGTGACTTGCCCCCATTGTGGGCAAGAGTTCGTGTGGGACGAGGCGGAGCGTTACACCCTGTCGCAGCAAGTGTTGGATTGCGCCAACAGTTACCTGCGCTGGATTACCGACGGCATCGTCCGTGAGGAAATGAGCAAACTGAAGCCCGAGATCCGCGCTGCCGTGCTTGCCATTCTCGACCCGGTATTAAGCAAGATGGACGGCAAGATTGACGAGGAGATGGTCACCAAGTCATTGGCAGACATCGCCGAGTACGCTCTCTGCCCGAATTGCTATTCGAGAGTATATAGTTCGAGAATAACGCTTGAGCAGTCCGCTCCCACCACCGAGAAGACCGAGGACGAGCCGTCAGACGACACTCGTGACGAGGACGAGGAGGAAACTCGCGACGACGAGGAACAGGAGGAGAAAGCCGCCAACAGCACTTT